CACCATTTTAGTAATCGTGTCGAACTGTGTTAAGATGCAAGAAATAGTGGGGGTGGGGGAGAGTATGGGGCCTTTGGTCGTTTTGGGCGGGTCTATCGTTTACATCACTATTCATTTTCGGCGTTTGGGTTGTTTGTTTTGGATACCTTTCTTTTTACCTTACTTTCGGTCTCTTGTTTTCTCTCTCAAAGATTGACGGCCAAAATTGACGGCGTGCCATGGTCGGTGGTGGTGGTCACTATTTGGAGACCTTTCTTTTTACCTTCATTTCGGGCCTATCGTCTGGCGGTGACAATTGACGGCGGTCAAATTTGGGGTCCTTTCTTTTATCCCTGCATTAGGGGACCGCTTAGTCAAAGTCAGTTTTTTTGGGGGGTCTGTCTGTGGTGGGATGCCATGGCCCTGTTCCCTTCTCCCTTCATTCCTTCCCTTCATCCCCAAAAGTAGGGGTAAAAAAAAACGCCCCTAATTTGGGGCGTATTTTCGTGTTGATTATTTGAGCTTAGTGGTCGTATAAATCCGTTATTCCTTTCGTGTAACTTGGCCATAATTGGGGCGCGGGTTTGTCGGGCTTGGCTTGACTATAGCCTATAGGCGGGTATTTATACGTGCTCCATGTGTCAAGCTTCGGCGCTGCTATCCGTGTTTCGTAACTTCTATTTGAGTACCAGACTCCGTTAACGTAATGGCCTAAATGGCTATTAAGTATTAAAGGTTCGTTTTTGGAGTTTAGGAATACTAACTTAGACTGACCTATAGCCGATTCGATTAAGTCTAAAATAGCTTCATTCTCGGTAAAGTTTGGCGGTATGTTTTGCAGCGTGTCTGCGTTAAAATAATAAGTATCCGAATAATTAGCGCAGGTACGGGCCTTGCTTATGATTCCGTTATGGACAAAAGCAAGATTTTCATTCACTACAAATGGATGGCAATTATCCTCGTTAACCTTTCCGGCGGTTGCAATACGAAAATGCAAAACAAAGTAAGAATCGAGGTACTCTCGTCTATATTGTTGGTATGCTTTATAGAATAGTTCACCGGAGCGCATTTCTTTAAGCGTGTAAAGGGTTTTTGTTTTCGTGTCGGTAAAAATCATTCCTGCTCCATCTGGGTTATTTTCCCAACATTTGAGCAAAACTGACTTTTTGAGGGTTACGCGGGGGGGGTTCAAAATTGCGATGCACATAAATTTGAGTTTAAAGGGTTTAGGGTTTAGGGTTTAGGGGTTAGGGGTTAAATTTGGTTTTTGTCTTTAATGTTTACGGCTTTATAGCTTTCCCGTAGGCGGTTGAACATCTGTTTAACGTCTTCGGCGGGGTTGTTTAAGGGCTTTTTGTTGTTGTATGCTTCGGCGTGTTTGCAGTAGTTTAGAGCTAAATTATGGATTCCTTCTGGGCTGTAAACCTTGCTTAATAGGGCGTTTAAGTGACTTTTGGGGTTAATGATATGGCTCACGATTGAAGGGGCGGAACGGTACGGGTGCGCTAACATCCACCTAACTAACTCTATTCTCCAGAGTAATTGAGGGACATTTTTTACAGCGCTAAAAATCCGAATTTCAAGTACTCCGTTACCTTTGCAGTGGAACGCGCTGTACTTGTTGTGACGGTCTTCTTTCTTGGTCTTCTTGTTTTTTGCCTCGGCGTAGTGGTTATTTAATCGGCCTTTATACATTGCATAAAACAAGGGGTAATAATTCTCAAGGGCTTGGGCTAATTTATATGAATCCGTAAATTTTGGATGGCTTATATTAATATGGCCTCCGCAATTCTTGGCTCTGGGTGCTTCGTTTACATCGTATCGTTGGCGGTCGCTATCGTGCAAATTCCCATCCTCGTCTGCGTCTGTTGGCTTCTTCCCTTTGTTGTCTGTCGAGGCGTTTATAAGGTACTCCAATGGCTTAAAAATATCGGCAAAATTCTCATTCAAACAATAAACCGGCGAAACGAGCTCAAAGCCGGAATGAGGGCAGAGACTCCCGTCTCTCTCTTTTATCCATGAATAATGGTCTAAAATCTCTTGAGCCGAGTCTTGACCTCTTACGTCTTCGTCTTGTTTTTCGATTTCGAAGCCTATTAATGGGGTTTTGCCGGTTAACTGCTCGTACGATGGGCGGGGGCGTGGTTGGGCGTGGTACTGAAATGTGCGATTCATGGGGTTGGGGTTTAGGGGTTAAGGTTTGCAGCGTCGTGCTACGCCACAAAGATAATATAAAAAAATTTATTTTGTGTGTCCTATTTTTAGGAATTTAGCCTATATTTGCGTCCTATTTTTAGTACACCGTTCAATTATTCTATACATGACCAATTTTTTAGACATGACCAATTTTGTGGACACCAGGTCGATTTTGGGCCGGTTGACGATTGACGATTGCTTGACGATTGACGATTGTTGACGATTGACGATTGTTGACGATTGCTTGACGATTGCTTGACGATTGCTTGACGATACCTTGACGATACCTTGACGATAGGTTGACGATTGACGATTGACGATTGACGATTGACGATAAAAAAATAAAAAAATAATTTGACGATTGAGGCGCATTTGACGATTGACGATATTAACTTTGTTCTACGCTTTAACCCCTAAACCCTAAATCATGAAAACAATTACAAAATCATTCAAGACCATGCGACAGGCCGAACAATACCAAGGCCGCCTATATGACAAGTATAGCAGCGTTAAATTGGTATCATTTCCACGCTTTGACGAAGCGGGCCAATATGTTTGGCAAGTAAATTAACCTAAACCCCTAAACTCTAAATTATGAAACACGAAAAAAGAGAGTACACCGTATTTTACCTCCACGGAGGTAATCTCAACTTTGTCTGTCATGAAGTCATTGGCAGAATGACGCTTGAAGAGGCCAATGCTAAAGTCGCAGACATAAGACGTTGGTATATGCCCGCTTTAGCTGTCAAAAATGGCCATCAACTTGGGGGATTTGAAAGTCATACTGATTTTGAAACCAACGAAGAGAAGAGGGCTTATTTTGACTCTTGTTGGAAATTCGCTATTCCTAACCCCTAAACCCTATAAACCCCAAAACGATGGAAAACAACAATTATCAAGGATGGAAAAATTACGCCACTTGGCGTGTGGCTCTTGAGTTTTTTGACGGTTACGAAATTCAAAAAGACGAGCCTCAAGATGTTTATGATTTGTCAAAATACTTCAAAGAGCTTGTTGAGTCGGCTATTGACGAGAGCAGCCAAGGCATAAGCAACTCTTATGCTCACGCTTTTATTTCTGACGTTGATTTTTACCAAATAGCCGAACACGCTTTAGATATGGATAGGGAAATAAACTCTTAAATTGTTGGTTATCTGATGAGGCCAGAAGGCCGAAACGGTCCTAATGGACCGTAATAACCTAAACCCTAAAACAATGAACCAAGAAACCGCCTACCACTACACGATCACGAATGTTTGGTTTGATCCTGAGACCAACGAACGAAACGAAAATTTCTTCACCTGCGATGACGATGGCCAGGTTGACAATTACATTTATTGCCATGACGAGGTTGACGAATTGCCCGGCCCTGGGATTGACTATACCACCGTTAAGGAGCAAGTTTTCACCTTTGACGAGGGTGACGATATTACCCCTGGCGATTACCGTTTGATTAGCGAATCCACCAAAATCTTAATCTAAACTCCCAAACAATGACGATACGACAAGTCTTAAAAAAGAGGCTCCCTCTGGCCATTGCCAATTCCGCTATTTTGGCGATTGAGCTTCAACACGCAGGCCGCAAGAGGAACCCCCACCAAGCTGACGATGATTGCGTTGACGATAGCCTTGACAATGCTTTGCACTCGTTTCATTGGGATTCGACTGACGAGGGCCATCACTATTGGCAGGGAGTTTATGATAAATATGTGAACAATGACGAGCGTGATGATGCGACTTTGTTTAGGATAAAGGACTGACGATGCCCACGTTTGACGATGATGCCCTCACCGATGGGCTTGCTATGTCCACGCCATCCAAGAGAAGGACGATTTCTCTTGACTTCTACATTTGGAAGAACAAGGCCAAGTCGCTGACCGATCCTGACGAGCTTTCTTCGATTATGTATAACCACTATATCCACCAGAGTAACGAGATGACCGATCCACAGATAAGGGCATTAACGATTCTTGCGATTGGGAGCATTGATTGGTGTTCCCTTGCGGAGGAGTTGATTATGACCACGAATTTCAAGACCGAAACAAAGAATTGACGATGCACAATTCCAAGGGCATAAAGGGCAACATACGACTTGACTTTGACGAGGCCAATCAGCTATTGATTGCTTTGAGGAAGGCCGATTTGGAAGGTTCTTTGGCATTCAAGGTGGTGCATAGGAAGGTTCGGGAGATTGTTGATTATCACCTCTATAAAGCGGCCAAGGGAGAGATGAAATTGGCGAATAAATACTTCTGCAACCGAAAGATGCGTGATGGCATAAAGCGTGCCGAGGTTGGCCCTTGGTTTCCTTTACCTCCCGTATTGGTCTATGACTTGAGGAGGCATTTGGCGAAGGGTGATATTGTGCGGATTGCAAATGAGAATAATTGGCATTACAAGAGCGTTCAGCGATGCCTTGAAGTTACTTCGGTAATAGTTACACCGAGAGGAGTGACGAAAATCAGAGACGCTCCTATGCGCTATCCTTTGGCGGTGATTAACCAGCTTTTGAAAGCGGCGGAGAACAACCGAAGGCCGATAAAGCACCAAAGAAAGAAACAAGTACGATTACGAGTTTACATTGAGAAAAACCTTAAACCCTTTTACCATGAATTTGAAGTTATTGAACCCTACATCAAAGGAACACCTCGGCAGTTGGCGAAGGCACATAAAGAGAGCGTGCAAGCGAAGTATAAAGCCGGATTACTCCGAGGTGAAGTCCCCGTTCAGGATTGATTGGGCCTTGTATGGCCGCTACCTGGACGCAAAAAAAGCCATTTAATTAACCCCCAAACCAAACCATGAAACCGAAACCACAAACCGTTACCCGGCCCGAAGCGATCAAGATTCTGATGAAAAGAATGAAGATTACGATGCGGGAGATAGCCAAAGAGTGCGAAGTGTCCATTTCCACCGTGTTCTGGTGGAGCCAAGGCGTTCTAACAATCAAGCAATCCGATGCCCTTGACTCTTACTTCAAGACCTTATGCGAGGAGAAGAAACCTGCTCCAAAGAAGGTTTTGAGGAATTGCCTAAGCCAACCCGATGTTGTTATGCCCTTGCGAGAGGATGAATACCGAAGGATATTGATGGGCAGAGACAAAATAACGATTGACAAGATAGCCAGAGCCCTATCCATTGACCGCAATGATGTGTATAAATGGAGCAAAGGCACAGGAAGGAAGGATGATGTGAATAAAATGATTGAAAATAATTTTTATAAAATGGTGCAAGTAGGCTGACCTCTACTATCTTTGTTCACACTTTCGTTCATAACCACTAAACCAACCCCTAACTTATGACACACGAAACCAAGGACAAGATAAAGGCCGCCATCATCACCGCTTACATTATGCTGACCGGTACGCTCGGTATCATCGTGTTTGCCCGATTCATTCTTGCTTTAATTCTTAACCCCTAAACCCAAACCCTATGAACCTACTCGAACAAATGAAACCCGATGCCCTGAGCAACTTGATCGATTACAAGACAAAATACCCTAATGTGGGAACTGAATTGATTAAAACCTTGTCCACCAAGCAGTTTGCTCTTAATCTCACTCTCGATGAAGTAACGACCCTTTGCAGTGCCCTGAACATTAATTACACACCGTTCTTGGGCCAAATCTTTGACGCTTTTGAATTTCAATTTACCACAAACCCTTAAACCAATTTATCTATGAAGTACATTCTTACCGAAGAGCAACTCCGCAAGATTGCCGAGCCTCTACCAGCGGAAGCGATTGCCCCGCACCCCACCAAGTCCAACCTATCCACCATCAAAGGAATCTTTGTAACCGAAAGGCTCAACCAAGTCTTTGGTGTGGGAGAGTGGAAAATCAAAACCGAGCTTCTTGCTCCAATATCATCCATTGTTAGAACCACAGGTTCGGGCAGGGAGCGTACCGAGTACACGGCCCTATCCAAGACCATCCTTGAAATCCCATCCGTAGGCATCTATTACGAGTGCATAGCATCATCTACCAACGATGATATGGGCGATGCAGCGAAGGGAGCGACCACCGATGCCATCACCAAAATCGCATCTTGGATTGGGATTGGGATTGATGTCTATAAAGGCAAGCACGGAGCGCCCGTTATCCCTCCAAAGCCCTATCAACCACCCGCCAAGAACGATGTCGCACCTCCCACAAAGACCCGCACCACGGCACCCGTTGTCATCCCCGCAGGTCTTCAAAAGATTCACCAAGAATACATCTTGGAGCGGTCAATCAAGGCTACCGAGCAGGAGAAAAACGATCCACGATTCACTCCATCCGAAGATTGGAACGAGGAACGCTATCGCAAAGGAATTGAATTTTTTAAAAATCGCTAATTATGGAACTCGTATCTATACCTCGGAGCGATGTCGGCAAGGCCGATATTGCACTCCTCACCACCAACTTGGTGGACAGAATCAACGAAGGGCATATCAACGCCTTGGAAGCTCACGTTAAGATTAAAGCCATTCAGAAGGCTTTGGAGAGCGTTCTCAAGCAAACCGAAGAAGTGGTTGCCGATGAAGCATACAAGCACCCAGGCAAGTCCTTTGACGTTTACGGAGCTAATGTTCAGATAAGGGAGGGCTCTATCGGCCCGAACTGCGACCAAGACACCGTGTACGCTGAATTGAAGGCACAACTCAAAGACCGAGAGGAATTACTCAAACTTGCCTTCAAGCAAGCAGGCAAGTCAATGATTGTTGACCCAAACACCGGCGAGGAAATTCCTGTATGCGAAGCCAAGGCCACCAAGTCATCCATAGCCATAACCTTCAAATAATGAGCAATATGACCGCAATGGAATGGCTAATCAATGAATTACGCCTCCGCAAATTGGAAGATATGGAAAGGAGCAATGGTGAGTTTTTCCTTACCGAAACTTTGGAATCCGCCTTGGCCCGTGAAGCGGAGCAAAGGGATGCCGATTACCAACGAGGATTGCAGGATTGCTCGGAGGATGATGCCGAACCGAGAGGAACCGAAGATGACTTACCTTCTAATTTTTAATAACCACCCTTAACCCTTAAAACCCCAAAACAATGAACACAACAAACAATCAACCGAAATCCAACGAAAACCTCCTGTTCAAAAAGCCAAAGGTATTTGGCTCGGAGAAAGACCGTTATGAGCGCAAGGTCAAAGCCTTTTGGCTGATGTGGGCAGCGTGCTTCGATGGCGCAAAAAACAATGACCTGGGCAAGATTATGACTTCCCTCAATGTCGGCAGAAGTTTCTACCAAACGATGCGAGATATGGGATTCATCCGCAAAGGCTCCAAGCAGGGGGAGAGTGCGAGCTTGTATTACTCCGACTTCCATAAGATTCCAACGAAGGAGGATATTGATAAGTGTATCAATGAGCAGAGCATAAGAATCAACAAGGTATTTAGCGCATACAAAGCAAAAGTGGCCAAGGTTGAAAAGACCGAGAAATCCAACGAAATGGATGCTACCCTCAAAGAACTTCTGGCGAAAGCCGAGGAAGCCAACAAGCGTGTTGCCGAGTTGCTTTCAAGGTATCAATCAAAAGCGTAAACGACTTGTGGTTATAGCCTTATTGTCGTTATTGTTCTCGTTCCTTGTGGTCTGGAGATGGGTTGTCGGCATTCAATATATGCACACAAACCACCCGGACTACAAGGGAGAGGACTTCCTTTTTTGAGAGGTGTGCGTTGGCTATTTATTATTAACTAATACAATAACAAAATGAAACAAGTAAAATTATTTAGGGACGAATTTAACCCTGACAAAGATAAACAGAAGTATTCAACTAAGATTGAAGCACCTGTTTATGAACCCAAAAATACAAAGCCACATTTGATGGAGTTGTTGGACAAATCAAAAACTCATAGATTAATGAGGGAAATTGACAGTTCAAATTTACCTATTGAAGAAAAGAATTTTTTAATGGATGCAGCAAGAAGGCACACTGTTTTTAATTATGAAAAGATTGCAGATTACTACGCACACGCAAATAAAGAAATGCAACAACTAATGGAGCGAAGTGGATTAGTGATAATCGACTTTGAAAATGCAATACAATTTGGCTACATTAAACTTTGCGATGAAATAAAAAACCAATACCTTACTGAATATGGAGAATAAAGATTTTGCAGTTTTTATTATGGTGCATGGCAGACCTGACAAAGTTTTGACATACGAAACTTTAATGAAGTGCGGATATACAGGTAAGGTGTATTTTGTGGCTGACAATTTAGATGAAACGCTACCTAAATATAAGGAAAAATACACAGACAAAGTTTTAGTTTTTGATAAAAATGAAACAGCAAAAAAATACGACAGCGGAGATAATAGTGGCGATTTAAGAAGCACAATGTTTGCTGCGAATAAAATATTTGATTTGGCAGAACAGGTTGGAGTTAAATATTTTTATATTATGTGCGATGATTATTACGAATTTGACTATATGTTCAAGGATGGAATTAAAGGAATGAAGTTATGTAGAAACATTGATAAGATTTTTGATTTAACTATCAATTTTTACAAAAGCATAAATGCACTTTCCGTTGCTTTTGCACAGACTGGAGATTTTATTGGAGGTATTGATAATGGGAAGGGTGTATATAGATTTAGCAAAAGAAAAGCGATGAACTCTTTTCTTTGTAGCACAGAAAGAAGATTTGAGTTTATGGGGAGGATGAATGAAGATGTTACAACCTATGTAAATTTAGGACAAAAAGGAGGTTTATTTTTAACTATCCCTGTTTTTGCAGTAAATCAAAAAGACACACAGCAAGTAAAAAAGGGGCTTACTGAAATGTATATTGATAATGGAACATATATCAAATCTATGTTTTCTGTAATTTACAACCCATCGTGTGTTAAAGCATCAATGATGAACGCTTCTCATAAAAGAATACATCATTCTATAAATTGGAAAGCAACAACGCCAATGATAATAAGTAATGAATATAAAAAGCTTTAACAATTTTGAAAAAATTGAATGGAGCGGTGGCAAAAATATTAAAAATAAAATATGACAATAGATTTAAGATACGGAGATGCAATAGAACAAATGAAATTGATACCTGATAAAAGTATTGACTTTATTTGTTGTGATTTACCTTATGGAACGACTGCTTGTGTATGGGATATAATTATACCTTTTGATAAACTTTGGGAACAATATAAACGAATTATTAAAGATAAGGGCGTGATTGTTTTATTTGGTTCAGAACCATTTTCATCTTTACTACGAACTTCTAATTTAGAGTGGTATAAATATGATTGGATTTGGGAAAAGAATAATGCAGGGAACTTTCAATTAGTAAATTACCAACCATTGAAAATACACGAAACAATATCAGTATTTTACAACGAAACACCTAATATGGAATTTGCTAATATTATGGTTGAGAATATGAAACGACTAAACTTAAAGCAAATTGATGTTTCAAAATTAGAACTATCAAGAACAGGTGGAATGACAGGTTGGGTTACAAATAAAATGAATGGTTCTCAACTACCAACTGAACAACAATGGGGTAAAATATGTGATTTATTTGGCATTAAAAATGAATATGATAAAATACTTTCGACTGTAAAAAAGATTACATATAACCTTGAACTTGATGATGCCGAATTAGTTTTGTCAAACAAAGGTAAAGCAGGAACATTGGGACATTTATCAAGTGAAAATAAAAGAGAAACATACATACAAAATAAAACAGGTTATCCAAAAAGTATATTGAAATACAATAGAGAGAATGGATTACATCCAACTCAAAAACCGATACCATTGATGGAATTTTTAATAAAAATATATTCCAATGAAGGAGAAGTAGTATTAGATAACACAATGGGCAGTTGTTCAACAGGAATTGGGTGTATAAATTTGAACAGAAATTTTATCGGAATTGAGAATAATATGGATTATTTTAATATTTCTTTAAAGAGGGTGGAAGAAAAAAGAAAAGAAAAAGATTTACAAGCAGGAACTCTATTTGGAAACGAAATGTAGCACTTGCTTATAACTCGTTTATTTGTGAAGTCTGCCCACGACAAATCGTCAGCCCATAACCTGTCATAAATTACTCAAAACCTCGCAAATTGTCCCATATAAACCCCAACCCTAATGCGACCCAACCCCGAAGATTACTTTGACCAGAATGAGTACGTCAAAGACTTAGAAAATTATGTGGATAAAATTCAGCGAGAAAATTTGTTTTTTCGAGAAAAGCTCCTATATATATATAATTATATAGATGTCTATATAAATATAGATAACTATATAGAATATAACAATCTAAAGGGTAGGGATAAAGGAGGGGGTGTGGGGGAGGAAAAAGGGAAGGGAACGTCAAAATACTCGAACAAAAACATCCGCAGGAACTCTAAACACTCCCAAGAGGAAATGATGGCGATGTTTGAAGGCTTTTGGAATTTCTACGACAAGAAGGTTGGCAAGGACAAAACGATGATCGCTTGGTTCAAACTCACCGATGAAGAGGTTGAAAAAATCCGCAATACCCTTCCGGCTTATTTAGAGGCTCACAGAGAGCGTAAGTTTCGTAAAGACCCCGTAAGATACCTAACCCATAAAGCATTCAATGACGAGCTTCCTACGCAGTCTGGAGGCTATTCCCAAAACAAACCCAAACCTTCTAACCAAAACAATGATGAACCACTCCGATTTTATACGCCTCCCACAGGAATTGTACGCTGAATACCAAGACAAGCTTCTTGGAATCCTGATCTGCGAACCAATCAAGCCTGGGGATATTGTTCTCTACCTTCAGGAGGATTATTTTGACCAAGGTATTCGCAGAGATACCTTCAAGGCTATACGAAGCCTTCGGGCGGAGGACAAGCCTATCAACACCCTTACGGTTCGTGCGAGGATGATTGAGATGGGTATGGTGGCCGATGCTTACTTCCTTGCCAACCTTGATTCGGGCATTTTCACGCACGATGGGTGGAAGGTTTATCGGTATGAGTTGCATTGCCGCTACGTTTACGACCAAATTGAAAAGACTAAAATCGAGTTCTTGAAACACCAAGACGTGGATAGGCTTTACAACGAGGTTCAGGAGATTAAGGCGTTGGATGCAGACCCCATAGCAACCGAGGTTCATCAGCTTCTTGTGGGCTTTATGATGGGATTAAACGATGTTCTCACGGGGGCGAAGGAAAACAGAATCACACCAACTTACCACTACAATACCGATAGCTTACTCACGGGCTTCAAGCCAACGGAGTTCGTTATTCTTGGCGGCAGACCCGCAATGGGCAAGACCACTTTGGCCCTGCAATATGCTCTCAACCAAGCAATGAACAAAAAGCCTGTGGCCTTCTTCACCTTGGAGATGTCCACCGAGCAACTAATGACCCGATTGGTTTCCAACCTTGCCGAGGTGGATGGAGAGGTGTTTTTGGATATTAGGGAACGAATGAACGGTGATGATTTTCTCGCCATATCCCAACACATTGATAAAGTCAAAGGCGCACAGTTGCATATCGTGGATGTTCCGGGCATAGACCCCACTCGCATTGAATTGGAGCTTATTAAGCTCATTAGCAAGCATAAGATTGAAGGTGCATACATTGATTACCTGCAACTTATTTCCGCTCTACCAGAGGACAAGAACAAGCCGAGAATAGAGCAAATGACCAACATATCCAAGTACATCAAGAGCATCTGCAAGAGGCTGAATATATGGATTTGTGTGGTTTCATCCTTGTCAAGGAATGTGGAGCAGAGGGATTCTAAACGACCTAAGCCGAGCGATTTAAGGGAGACCGGGCAACTTGAATTTGATGCTGATAAGATTTTGTTTGTGTATCGTCCTGCCGAGTATATGGAAGACAATGATCCGCAGAAACAAGAACTCATTGACCTCCTTGAAATCCTTGTGAGAAAGAATCGGAATGGAAAGATTGGTACGGCAATGGGTAGAATTAAACTTCAATACACAAAAGTGTTGGATTTTAATGGAAACATCCCTACCTTTGAGGA